GGCAGGGTGCTCATTTCTATCTCCTCAGGAGAGGGGATTGATGTGAGAAACTAGTTAAGGTTATTGCCAACCAAGATATGCATTACTTGATCGGTAACGCTGCCATCAATAAAGACATAATGTTGCACTTTATTGGTCGCATCAGATAATTTGCACCATGGCATATTACCCAATGTAAAATCAGCAGGCTTTAAATGGCCAAGTCTTTGTATGGCATCCCAGTGATCGGCTGCTTCTATTTTGCCTGAGTGTAATGGTTCCATACTGGATGAGTATATTTGATAGCTAAATTTTATCATCAGTCCTCCATAAAATTGATGATCTCAGAAATCCTCAACAAAGCAATAGGCATTCGCTAACCGGCGAAAGGATAACCCATGACGCCGGATCGCGTTAAACAGATAGCGGATAAGGCTGAAGCACGCGCAGGGCAGGAACCAAAGCGTGGCAGGCCAACAGATTACAGCCAAGACATAGCTGATTTGATCTGTGAGCGACTGGCAGATGGGGAGAGTTTACGTAGCATTTGTGAAGATGAAGCCGCTCCTGCACGGTCTACGGTTTTCCGGTGGCTTTCATTGCATCCTGAGTTTCAAGACCAATACGCACACGCACGCGAGGCACAAGCAGACGCGATTTTCGATGATATCCTTGAAATTGCAGATGATGGCCGCAACGACTGGATGGAAAAGAAAGACAGCGAAGGCGAAAATATCGGCTGGCGCGAGAATGGTGAAGCATTACGCCGGTCGGCGTTGCGTGTTGATGCCCGCAAATGGATGGCTGGTAAACTGCGCCCCAAGAAGTACGGCGACAAAGTTGTTAACGAACATAGCGGGCCTGATGGTGGTCCAATCCCTATAAGACGCTTTGAGGTTGAATTTGTCGAACAATCTAAACCATCGGATCCGGATACCTGAGGTATTCAAGCCGCTATTCCGTTCTGGCGCTCGATACTATGGCGCATGGGGCGGGCGCGGTTCTGGTAAGTCGCATGCGTTTGCAACCCGCCTTGTACTTGAGTGTGTGAACCAGCAAATCCGCGCTGTGTGTCTTCGTGAGGTGCAGAATTCTATCAAGGATTCCGTCAAGCAACTGATCGAGGATAAGATTGCTGAATATGGTCTGCTTGGCGACTTCGACATTACAGATCAGGAAATACGCGGGCCGAATGATAGTCTGATTATCTTCCGTGGCCTCAAGAGCCACAATGCTGCATCTATTAAATCACTGGAAGGCTTCAACCGTGCTTGGGTAGAGGAAGCGCAAACTGTCTCGCAGAAATCGCTTGATCTGCTTATTCCAACGCTACGTGCTGCCGGTTCTGAATTGTGGTTCTCATGGAACCCTGATCAGCCGACAGACCCGATTGATAAGCTGTTGCGGAATTCGGCAAATGACAATGCTGTCGTTGTTCGTGCAAATTACTCAGATAATCCGTTTTTCCCGCCCGCTCTCCGTGAGGATATGGAACGTGATAAACGGGCAGACCCCGCAAAATATGCTCATGTCTGGCTCGGTGAGTATCAGACACTTGCGGATATGCAGTTCATTTCATGGGATGATGTGAATGCTGCACAACGGCGGCAGTTTCGACGCGGCGCAAAGCCGGTGCTGTTTGGTATCGACGTTGCGCGATTTGGTGACGACCGGTCAGTGTTGGCAATCCGCGAGGGTGATGTTCTCACAGACCTGATGAAATGGGAGCGACTGGATACACAGCAGCTATCCGGATACATCGTGGAAGTTGCCCGAAGCCGTAACCCGCAGGCCATATTCGTTGACGGTGTAGGTGTTGGCGGCGGTGTTGTTGACCGTTTGCGTGTCCTTGGCCTCAATGTGATTGAGGTGAATGGCGGGGCTAAAGCAGGGCAGGATAATCGCTATTTCAATAAACGCGCTGAAATGTGGGGGCGCATGCGGGAATGGCTGCGCGAACGTGGCGTTCTCCATAGCTCTGACATCGATCTAGCTGCAGAATTGACCGGACCGCAATACAAGTTTGATCCTTCCAATCGTATTATGTTGGAGAAGAAGGACGATATGAAAAAGCGCGGGTTGCGCTCTCCTGATCTGGCTGACGCTCTGTCTTTAACGTTTGCAGAACCTGTGGCTGCTCCACATCAAAGTATGGGGCATTTTGTACCGCAGTTCGTAGCTCCTGACGAAAACATACTGGATAACTGGTGACTGTAGAAATCAGAGACGGAACGCTGCGTGATATTTGTTACGTGGCGGCGAACCTGCGCGACCAAGATAGGCGAGAGGTATTTGCCACAGCTCGCCTGCAAAACGGATCACAGGCAGGTGCTATATCATTTCTCACATCGCAGGGCTTTTGCTGGACTGCTTGGATAGATGGGCAGCCGGTGGCCGCATTTGGCATATCACATGGCAATCCGGAGTTTCAGCCGCACATCAGATATGCGTGGGCATATGGAACGTCTCGGTTCAAACGCGCAGCACCGGCAATCACACGGTTCTGCATTAATGAATGGCCGAAGCGGTTAATCGCAGAAGGCGTGACGCGGGTCGAGATCAGATCAATAGCTGATCATGATCTTGCGCATAAATGGCTGAAATCAATCAGAGCGAAACATGAAGCCGACATGCCAAACTATGGCGTGAACGGTGAGACATTCCAGCTATGGAGCTGGAGAAACGAGGATTGGGACGATGTGTTTTAAAGCTCCAGAAGTTAAAACGCCAGAAGCCCCGCCGGTTCCGTCGGCAGATGCAGAGGCAGCAAAGAGCCGTCGTACTGACGAAATGCAGGCTGGAAAACAGGCGCAAGGGCGTGCATCGACAATCATTACTACGCCGCTTGGTGCGCAGGATTATGGTAACGAACAAAACCGCCGCCGCACTACAATCAGTGGGTTCTAAGCATGGGTATTGCCGACGACATTCTACAGATGCAGTCGCAGATGGCGGCAGAGCGTACGCCATGGGAAGCATCTTGGCGTGATGTTGTCGCTCTATGCATGCCTTATGCATCACACAAATACGAGATTGGTGGCGGGGTAGCGGCCTCTTTGACTGGTACAGCACAGCAGCCGCAGGCCGTACAGCGCAGTAAAGAACTGTTCGATGCTACTGCCGCATGGTCGCTTGAGCGTCTTAATGCAGGTATGGAAAGCCTGATCACGCCACGAGCGCAGAAATGGCATTCATTCTCGCTTGATGATCCGTTTGCGCCTGAGCCAACTGACGTTGAAGAAGAATGGCTCGATCAGTTGCGGGACTATCATTTCGATGCTCGCTACAATGCGAAATCAAACTTCGCGCTTGCCAATCAGAAGGCTATCCGTGGTGCTTGTGGGCTTGGTACCGGCATCCTCTATCTTGAGGAGAATATCGGTCGCCGCGGTGTTGATCCTGTGAAAGTGCCATTCTTCTACCGGTCTGTTCCGGTTGTTGAGGCTTATCTTGGCATTGATGCCTATGACGATATAGACAAGTGCATCCGTGTCTATGAAATGACGGCAAGGACTGCAGCTAACTACTTCGGTGAAGAAGGCGACACGTTGCCTGATTTGGTCAAACGGGCTCTTGAGAAGAAACCTGACCAGAAATTCACCTTCCTGCATGCAGTTTTGCCTCGTGATGAAGCTGGAGAATACAAGGACAAGCGGCGGCATTTACCGTTCGCCTCTTTCTGGATGGAAGTATCAAGCCGCTCACTGATCAGGTCGAGCGGTTTTTTTACGTTCCCATATCAGGTGATGTGGTGGGATCAGACAGACGGTTCGCCATATGGTCAGTCGCCGGTCATGGCTTGCCTGTCTGAAATCAAGATGCTGCAAATCATGGGCAAAACAGTTGCCCAAGTCTCTCAGCAGATGATTAAGCCGCCAATGGCGACTATGCAGGGGATTTACAATAACCGGCTTAATCTGAACTCCGGCGCGGTAAACGCTGGATTGCTTGATCAGAATGGCCGGCTGATGGCACAGCCGATCTTGCAGGCTCAGAACCCGACTTTTGCAGAACGATTGATTGAAGCCAAGCGGTCGAGTGTCCGAGAGGGCATGTATGTCAACTTGTTTCAAACGATGGTTGAAAGCCCTCAGATGACGGCAACCGAAGCACTGCTTCGTGCAAATGAGAAGGGCGAATTGCTTGGGCCAGCCGGTGCGAAGGTGGAGACAGCAATTGCAGGCGCTATTGATCGCGAGGTTGATATTATTCAGCGCAAGGGCGCATTCGAAACCGGATCACCACTTGAACCACCATCAACCATGGGTGGCAAGAATGTCGGTGTGAAGTTCACCGGCCCACTCGCTCGTATGCGTCGCATGGCAGAAATGCAAGGTATCGAGCGGGTTCTGCATATGGCGGCAGCCGTAGGCCAGTATGACCAAGACACACTGATGCGGATTGATGGTGACGAAACTCTTGAACTCACCCGCGAGATTAATGGCGCACCGCGCAAGATGTTCCGCAGGGATGAAGAGGTCGCCCAGATCAGGCAGCAACGTGCACAGCAGCAGGAGAGCCAAGCAGCCCTTGCAATGATGCAGGGCGCAGCATCGGCAGCCAAAGATGCCACACCGGCAATGCAGGCAATGGCACAAGCTAACGGGATGATGCCTGCATGACATGGCGAACTGTAGCGAAAACAAGAAATGTATTGCCGCATGCCACCGAAAATCAGCTGAAAGATGCTTATCGAGAGGTGTTCGGTAAAACGTCAGCGGCGGTTGAAATCGTGCTGGCTGATCTTGCCCTTCACACAGGGTTCTATCTGGTCGAGCCGCCAAGCTCTGATCTTTCGCTTTTTCAAGCCGGTTACAGTGCCGGACAGAGAGCCGCCTTCGGGCGGCTTTTTCATTATCTCACCCTCAGTGACCAGCAACTGGCCGCACTTGAAGACGCAGCCCGTCAAGAAGCTGAGAACCTCAACCAAGGATTATAATTATGGCAGAAGAGAATGGGCAGGTGGAAGCACCTACAACCGCTCAGACCGCAACCGTTGTTGCTGATCAAGGGTCAAGCGGCAGTGACGTGAACTGGGCGGCAGGCCTTCAAGCTGAAGATAACCGCGCCTTAGTCGAAGCGAAGCAGTGGAAATCACCTGATGATGCGATCCGTTCGTATCGTGAGCTTGAAAGCCACTTGAGCAAGAACCTGACCGTGCCAGGTGCGGATGCATCGGCAGATGAATGGAATGCGTTCTACGGCAAGCTCGGTCGCCCTGATACGGCAGATAAATATGAGCTGGCGCTCAATACAGAAACTGTTCCGCAGGATTTCCCATACGATGAGAATAGCGCACTGGAGTTTCGTAACTGGGCGCATGAGGCAGGGCTTTCCCCGCGACAGGCTCAGGTGCTGCATGACAAATTTGTGGCTCATCAGGCTGGCGGCTTTACTGCCATGCGTGAGAATGCTGCAAAGCTTGAAGGCGACACACACCGCGAGATCGTCAATCAATGGGGCGACCCCGACACAGACGGATACAAGAAAAATCTGGAATATGCGAGCAGGGCTATCGGTCAGCTTGGTATGAAGGACGAACTAACCCGTCTTGGTGCATTGTCGCCGGAAGGCTCCGTACTCAGCTCCAAGCTGGCGTTCGCTTTGGCGAAGGTTGGCAAGGAAATGTACGCAGAAGACAGCGTGGCAACCAATGCCAACGGCACAGTCAACAATCCATTCTCCGCCGAAAATTTTAACCTGACACAGCAGGGATCGCTCATTCGTTCCGATCCGGCAAAGGCCAAATCTATGATCCGTTCGGCAGGTCTTAACCCTGCTGACTACGGGCTGTGACGCGGCGACCATCCAGAAAGGTTTTTAGATGGCTACTACCCGTATTTCTGACGTGATCGTGCCGGAGGTATTTTATCCGTACATGATCCAGCGCACAAAAGAGCGCGGCGCTATTTTTCAGTCCGGCATTCTGCGTAGCGACGCTAACCTGACCAGTTTTCTTGCTGGCGGTGGCAAGACTGCCAATGTCCCGTTCTGGCGCGATCTAACCGATGTTGATTCCGATGTTGGTTCGGATGATCCGACGCAGTTGAGCGTACCAGGCAAAATTCAGTCTGGAAAAGACGTGGCTGCCCGACAGGTGCGCACTAAGTCATGGTCATCCATGCGTCTTTCCGGCGTGTTGGCTGGCGATGATCCAATGAAGGCAATCGGCAATCTGGTTGCTGACTGGTGGACGCGCAACTTCAATACTCTGCTCGTAGCGACACTGCACGGTGTTTATCTGAGCAACGTGGCGAACAACTCCGGCGATATGGTCAAGGATATCAGCCTTGCCACCGGTACGCCTGCCGCGGCAAACCTTATCTCTGCCGAGTCTATCCTTGATACCAAGCAGACAATGGGTGATGCGGCAGAGGCCTTGTCAACCCTGATCATGCACTCGGCAATCTTCACTCGCTTGCAGAAGCAGAACCTGATTGACTTCATCCCTGATGCTCGTGGTGAGGTGCAGTTCCCGACATATCTCGGCTACCGTGTTGTGGTGTCTGACACTGCAAAAATCATTACCGGTTCGGGGTCGACAAAGTATGTCACCTATCTGCTCGGCAATGAGGCGATCGCCTTCAATGAGCAGCCGATGTCAACCAGTCCGAATATCGAGGTTGATCGCAAACCTGATCAGGGTAACGGCGTTGGCGGTGATATTCTCTACACTCGCCGTCAGTTTGCACTGCATCCTTATGGCATCAAGTGGAATGACGCTTCAGTGGCCGGTGAGTTTCCAACCACTGCCGAACTTGCCGATCCTGCCAATTGGACGCGTGTCTATCCAGAGCGCAAGCAGGTTCCGATCAGCTTCCTTATCACCAACGGTTAATGATTGAGGGCTTCGGCCCTCTTTCTCTTTTCAGGAGAAGGCAATGAGTGAAGAAAAAGAGAACAATCAGGATGCTGGCACTGAGGTTGAAATTGCAACTGAAACAGAAGCTGCGCCTAAATCTCTGCATGAATTGAACCTTGAGCAGCAGGCGATTGATCAGTCAATGCGGGAGATTAATGAGCAGGCGGCAAATGCAGCCAGCAAAGCAGTATTTGGCGTCCTTAATAAGCATCGTCCAGACGGTAAACGCACCCAAAAAGCGTTGCGTCCTCCGATCAATGGGTGACTGTTATGGCAGCTTATAGCCCGCCTAAAGCGTGGTTTTACCTAAAAAAGCAGAAGCAACGCCGTGAGCAGCAGGAGGAAACACCGCCTCCTGCGCCTGAGCCTGAGGAAGGTGAGGGTGCATGACGCCAACCGATATCTGCAATCTCGCCCTTGATATTATGAAAGAGGCCGAGATTACCAACCTCGAGCGTGATGACCGGTCTATTGTCCGCTGGATGAAGCGCAATTTTGATGTGTCACGCGATAGCCTGCTGGCTCGCTATGATTGGAATTTCGCGCTCAAACGGGCGATGTTGACCAAGGATAGCGAAGCGCCTGCCTTTGGCTGGCTTAACCGCTTCACAGTTCCATCTGATTGTTTGCGGGTGCTGCCGTTAACAGCGGGCGGCAACAGTGAAGGCTCTCCAATCCAGCATGAGATTGAAGGCCAGCACATACTGACTAATGCTCCGGCGTCTTTACTGGTTCGCTATCTGGCACGAACAGAAGATTACGACCGGTATCCTGCGGTATTTATTGAGGCGCTTGCCTCTTATCTGGCGATGAAGTGCGGTCATTTCGTCACCGGAAAGATTTCATATGTGCAGGTCGCGCAAGGCTTGCACCAAGAGGCAATCAACGCAGCATGGCGGGTAAATGCCATTGAAGGCACTAGCCCACGCGCTGCGGATAATGAATGGGTTGAACAACGCTGATGGCTTATTACGCGCACCAAGCAACATTTGATAAGGGCTGGACAACGCCACTGCTTGGTTCGCGCTCTGACGTGGACTTCTGGCAGTCGTCGCTGTCTTACTGTGTTAACTTTAATGTCCTGACGCATGGCGGTCTGCGCCGCCGGTCTGGCACACAGTTCATTGCTGAGGTAGCAGACAGCAGCCAGAAAACGCGCCTGTTGCCGTTTAAGTTTTCAGAGGAGCAGTCCTATGTTCTCGCCTTCAATGGCAACAAAACATTGCGCTTTATATCTGAACGACAGCAACTGGTTTCAGACGGCGCACCTTACACTATTGAGCATTGTTATAACGCACTAGACTTGTCGAGCATAAGCTATGACCAGTTCAATGATGTCGGATATCTTGCACATAAAAATTATGCTCCACAAAAATTGAAGCGGCTTAGTGATGTCAATTGGTCGATAGAAAATTGTGAATTTACCGACGGCCCGTACATGGACGCCGATGATGCCGAGACAACACTAAAACCATCCGGTGATGGCGGCATTATCATTCAAAGTACAGAAAGCGGAGGGCCATCAGATGCGGGCTGGTACCAAATTAATTTGGCTACTCCTCAAGTGCTGGATAACTATTGGCTTGGCGCACCAGATAGGGACCCCGGGCATGCGCCAAATGGCTGGGATTTGTCCGGATGGGATGGCTCTCAATGGGTTGTAATTGACACTGTCGAAGGGCAGCGTGGCTGGCAAATCCGTCAACGTTATTATTTTGAAACACAGAATAAACGAGCGTTCACTAAGTATCGAATGAGCTTCTTTGGTACACAAAATACCTATGAGGGGGACAATGGCATATGGACTGGAGGCTACGGCTTTCACAGATATGGTGCCGATCAAATTCCAACTGTATTAACCGCATCCTCTACAAATGGTATTAATAACGGTGAAGGTTTTAAGCCGTCAGACGTTGGGCGAACTATTCGCATCATGGGTCCGTCATCAAAATGGATGTGGGTAAAGATCGCATCTTATGTCTCGCCTACGCAGGTCATGGTGCGGTTATATGGGCAAAAGCTCCTTAATCTATCACCGATTTCATTGTGGCGGATGGGAGCCTTTTCAGAAGCCTCCGGGTGGCCTGCAAGCGTTCGCCTGTTCAATGAACGGTTGATGTGGGGGCGAACAAACAGCCAACCTGTAACCGTCTTTGGCTCAAAGCAAGGGCAGTTCGAAGATTATGGCGTGAGCGATCCAAAGGTTGAAACCGATGGATTGGCGATTACGCTTCTATCATCCAATCAGAATGAAATCCTGTGGCTTGCAGATGATGAGGATTTGGTCACAGGTTCTGCCGGTCAAATCCGATCTGTTGGCCCGTCTGATCTGAATAAGTCGTTTTCTGCTATCAACATCACACAACGCAAAGGGCCGACAAGCGGTGCAGCTGCATTAGACCCTTTATCAATTGGCGGGGTCACGCTTTATGCCGGCTCTGGCGCTACGAAAATTCGCGAACTGGTTCTTGGCGATCAGAACCGATATGTGGCTCCCGAACTCTCTCTTATCGGCGAGCACCTGTTTAAATCCGGCATCGTTGACTGGGCGTTTTGTGAGCGGCCAGACCCGCAGATTTATTGTGCCGTTGGTGACGGTTCGCTTGTCTCTGTGGCGTACGACCGAGAGCAAAGGATTGTTGGCTTCGCACGACACGAGATTTCGGGCGGGGCGGTCGAGAGTGTTGCTGTCGTTCCGAGTGAAGATGTCGGCTATGATGATCTATACATGGTAGTTCGCCGCACTATAAACGGCCAGACAAAGCGATACATTGAGGTTCTCGACCGCCCGTTTGATGGTGACATTGATCGCGTTGAAGATGCACTCCATGTCGATTGCGGCTTGCAATATTCCGGAGTGCCAATTCAGACAATCACCTCTCTCAGCCACTTAGAGGGCGAGGCCGTGATTGCACTGGCTGATGGCAACGTTGTGCGTGATCTTATCGTAACGGGCGGGAGCGTTACGCTTCCATATGCAGCCAGCAAAATCAGCATCGGCCTGCCATATCGAAGCCGAGCAGTAACGCAACCGGTAGCGGGGCCGCAGCAAGATGGCTCATTGTTTGGGCGCAATCGCAAAATCATGGGTGCCAATGTCGATGTGCTGAATTCTGGCACAATAAAAGTCGGTTCATTCGGTTCAGACACATGGCAACCGCCTATCCGTGAGCAGCTCATGAAAACCGGCGATAGCTTATTTGGCGCAGCCATTGAACTGCGAACCGGGTTTGTTCCGGCTGATCTTGATAGTTCTTGGCTGGATGGTGACGGCAAGCTGATCATGGAAACTGATGAACCGCTTCCGCTTCTTATTCGTTCATTGGTACTGCAACTTGAAAGTGCCCCTTAATGTGTTTTGACCCAATTTCTATGACACTGATCGGCGCTGGCGTGTCCATGGCTGGTCAGATTGCAGGAGCACAGGCTCAATCTGCATCATACAAGTCACAGGCCGCATATGCCGACCGGCAAGCGCAGATGGCATTCGAGAAGGGGAATTACGACGCTACCATACAAGGGCGCTCTAACGACCGGCAATTAGCTTCAATGCGAGGGCAGTACCTTTCAAGCGGTATTGCCCTTTCTGGTTCTGCAACGGACACACTGCTCGACAGCGCAACAGAGGCCAGTCTTGACGAGCAGGCTATCCGATATGGCGCACAAGTACAGAGTGACAATTACCGCTTCCAGTCCAGTCTAGCCCGCTCAAACGCTAAAAGCGCAATGACAGGCGGCTATCTCGGAGCGCTGGCTACAGGGGGGAATGCTTTCACAGGCATCAGCCAAACGAACCAGCAGCGCACTATGATTACCAATCCTTACACACAATACAGCCGCGCCAAGAGCGGAGCAATCACAGGTATGTTCTGATGGTCGTAATTCGTCCCCTCGAAGCCAGCCGGTCAATTGATATCGGCGGCATCCCTGATACGCGTATTGATAGTAGCATTGGGCAGGGTTTGGCGCAGGTTGGTAACGCAATCGGCAATCACGCAGATATGCAAAACCAGATGCAAATGCGCCGCTTACAGATGGAAAAGCAACTCAGCGAGTTCAAAACCGATCAAGAGTATGAGCGGTTTCAGGCTGATCGCAAAGCTGACTTCATCAAAATCAAAGAAGGTACTGATCCATCAGGCCAAGGGCTGACCGAAGCAACCGTAAAAAACTACCATGAAAATGCCACTGAGTTCATTCGTAATGTACCGGATTTTCTAAAGCCGAAATATTCAGAGCTTCTCCTGACAGGCAATGTGGCCGTTAATCATTTTGCGGCAGGTCAGCAGGCAGGAATGATGCATGACTGGTCGGCGACCAACATCACTGAACGCGCTCAGAAACTTCAAATCGACATTGCGAACAATCCAGATAGCTACGCCGACGCCAAGAAAAACATCATTGATTATATCGATGCCGCTCCGGGACTATCTAAATCGGAGCGGGAGCAGGCTAAAAAGGATGCTGAGAAATTATTAGCTGCTGGCGTAGGCGATAATATCAAAGCTCGTGCCGCTCAAGACCCTAATGCGGTGGCAGATTTGTCCGGTAGACTTGGTATCGGTGGTCTTCGCGGTTCTCCCGTTGACGCTGTAGTTAACCAGATTATCGGGGTAGAGAGTAGCGGTCGGGCAGATGCAAAAAACCCAAACTCATCAGCTTCAGGGCTTGGGCAGTTTATTGATAGCACATGGATTGCGACCGTTCGTAAGAACCGTCCAGACATTGCAGAGGGGCGCAGCAATCAAGAGCTTTTGAAGCTGAAAACCGACCCTCAGCTTGGGCGGCAAATGACCCGCGCCTATACGCTTGAAAATGCGCAATTCCTCGCTAACCAAGGCATTGAACAAACGGCCGGCAATATCTATCTGGCGCACTTCCTAGGACCACGCGGCGCTGTACAGGTTCTCAAAGCTGATCCATCTACGCCAATTGAAAATATCGTTGGCCCGCAAGTTGTTCAGGCGAATGGCTTCTTGAGAGGTAAATCTGCATCGGAAGTCGCGGCATGGGCGACCGGCAAAATGGGAAACAAGAACTCGTTTAGTGTTCCTGTAGACTCTCGGTTCAATCAAATGTCACTTGATGACAGGTTGAAGTTGTACGACGAGGCTATGGCGGCTGCGAATACAGGCATCGCCAAGCGCAATGCCGAATGGACAGCAAGATCAAATCAGGAAAATGACCGCATTCGGTTCGGGATTGTTCAAGGCACCATTACGTCTGAACAGGACATAGCCAATAATCCTTATCTTGATTTAGGTCAAAGAGCAGAGAGAATTACGCAGTTTCGTACGGAATATAAAAAGACGCAGCAAACACAAGCGGACGTTGCATCGATCCTAAACGGAAATTTTTCAGGTGACCCATATGCGTCCGAATTTCAGAAACGTGCCGACAATGCATTTAGTTTTGCAAAAGGTAACTTATCCTCAGATGACCTGCGGAACTTTACTGAAAGCCAAGTGCGTCAGAGTGGCTACGTGCCGCAACCAATGTTGAACCAGTTACGAGCTGGTGCAGAAAGTCAAATAGCAGCTGAGGTTCTTGCAGCCTTGCAGCAAGCTTCTCGTTTCAACCAAATAAACCCCTCGTCTCTGGGGCGGGGCACAGGCGGCGATGCAATCCAGCGTAAAGTCGATGATTTCGAGCATTATGTGAATAGATTGGATATGAAGCCTGAGGACGCAGCTAGACGAATTGCAGAAGATAACGACCCTAGCAAAGTACGTGACCGTAAGGCGCTTGAACCGGCTGCGAAAGAGTTCCGTAAGTCACTTGAGGGCGTCAACCTTGCTTCAATGTTCAATGAAGGTTGGACGCGCCTAGGAAGGCCGAATATTGGTTTTACAGAGCAGCAAGGGTTTGGAATTTCTGCAGATTATTTAGCTATTGCGGAGAAAGAGTTCTACGCAACAAGTGGCAATGCGGAACTCGCAAAAAGTCGAGCAGAGCAAGAAATGAAGCGACTTTATGGTGTTACAGATATCACGGGTACGCCAACCGTGATGAAGAACCCGCCCGACAAAATCTGGCCCGCGATGTGGTCTCCTAGTGACCCATATGGATACATCAAAGATCAGCTCGTAAATGATCTGGCAACAGCCTTTCCTGATGATGTGTCGCTTAACCCGACAAAGGATAGTAGCGGCAATTCATACAGGGGGAAAGTCAATGGCAGAGAGGTTTTCATTGCTGACGAAAGCGGTCTTTCCGAATATCGGAAAATGGTTCGTGATAACATCATGAGCCGCGTGGCTTTTGTTTCTACAGAAAAGACAGACGCAGAAAAGAAGCAAAATCAGCTTCCAGGGTACAAAGTTTTATTCAAGGATGAGACCGGTTTCTACCAGTCGCCATTCTATGAAAAACAATGGAAGCCTGATCTGGCGAATGTCAAAAAAGCTCAAGAGCAAAGAGTTGAGAGAGCTTACGATTATCAAAAAATCGGACACGGTATCGGCGAGTATATCTCCGGTGGCGAAATACCAATGGGTGCTGGCTCTGCTTGGGATAATCCTGAGGCGCAGCAGGTAACTCCAATAACTGAGCCTGTTCAGTTCGCATCACCTCCAACTACAGAAACGCCCACAATAAAGGGCGATCTGAAAGATAATCGGTCGCAACTATTCAAAAATGCACAAGATAGCGGAATACTGGACGGAGGAGGTAATTAATGCCGTTCTATGAACCGAATGTAGCAGTAGCAGACCTGCAAAATATTGCACCAGTGGAGCGCCCACAAGACCCTTCTATCGGAGAGACGCTGGCTGCGGCTTTCCGTTCTGACAATATGATTGGCTCATATCTAGCTTCGAGAGGCATTCAAGACCCGTATCGTATCGAGGAGGGGTTTAACTCTGTCGATTATGTGAAAGATGATCCCGATTTTTCTCAATATGTTGAAAGGTTTGCGGGTGTATTCAATAAGCCTGCAGCTGATGCTTTAAAGCTCAAGATCAAACAAGAAGAAGCAGATCGCCGAACAAGAGATGCTGCAGGTGTGTTTGGCATTATAGCCTCCATTGGTGCCAGTGCACTTGATGCGCCAACTGTTTTCTCGTTGGGCGGTGGCGTGGTGAGTGCTGGCGCTCGTACAACTCTGGGTATGGCTGCACGGGTCGGCGTTGGTGCCGGTATCGATGCCAGTGTGTCAGAGGCTGGTTTGCAACTGACACAGCAGACGAGAACCGGCGAAGAAACTGTTTTCAATGTCGGCGGCTCGGTTCTGCTTGGTGGAGCTCTTGGTGCGCTTGTTGGGCGCTATCTATCCAATGCAGAGGCATCTGCCCTTAGCCGCAAGATTGAGGGGCAGAATATAGCATTCGCAGAAGCTGATATGGCTGTGTTTGGTGGTGGTGGCGCTCAGTCTGCCGGTGCTGCAGCGGTCAATAAGGGGCCTACCGCAATCAAGGATGAGGCCTTAATCAAAAAGTTTTGGGGAGTTCGTTCTCAAGATCCGCTCATCCGCTCGCAACTTTCTGACTTTGATGAGGCAAGAACGACTGCGCGTCAGTTGGCAGAAACCCCGCTTGAGTACGCGGCCAATGCTCAGGGCGTAGCAACAGAAATCGGCGGCTCGGTTGAAACTCGCATGAAGATGTGGAACGCGCCGCTTGCAGATACCCTGCAACAGATTGACACGTCTTATGCGAAATATTTCCACAACACACCTGACCCGTCAGGCTGGCAGCGTCGCCTCGCTCCTATGCGCTCAGAAATGCAGCGCTTAACCGGTGGCGATAAACTGACCTTCAAGCAGTTCAAAGAGGAAGTTGGGCGGGCAGCGTTTAGCGGTGATGCCCACGCAATACCAGAGGTGGTAGAAGCAGCAAAAATCTATCGTCAGATCGATGATGCGATGAAACGGGCTGCCATTGAAGCACGTCTATTGCCAGAGGATATTACAGTAGCTGGTGATGTGTCGCACCTGTTTCGCATGTACAACAAAGATAAAATCTCTGCTTATCGTTCAGACTTTGGGCGCATCCTGAACGATTACTTTGTGTCGAAGCGCGATGCCGCAGCTCGAATTGGCGATGCTGAAAGAGTTGCAAAACAAGCCAACGCAAAAGCAGATGCTGCAGCGAAGAAAGCAGATGAATTTGCTCGCCTGTCAGATGAAGAAATCAAAGATATTGTTGAGCAAACGATTGATACTATCCTCGGCAATGTTGATGGCCGCATCCCTTATGATAGCATTGTTTCGGGGCCACGCGGCCCATTGAAAGAGCGTCTTCTGCGCATTGAAAGCAAGAAGATACAGGAGTTCCTCAACACTGATATTGAGGAGGTGCTCCATGCTCAGGTGCGTACTATGTCTGCGGATATTGAGCTTACCAATAAGTTCGGCTCACCAGATATGGCTGAACAAATCCGCAAGATTAATGACGAGGCAAATCGTAAGATTGCCGCAGTTGACGGCATGCTTGATAAGGAAGGGAAGGCTGCTGCGCCTGAGGCAAAGGCCAAAGAACGCGCACGACTTGAAAAAGCCCGTAAGGGTGCTGTGCGAGACATTGAAGGCATGCGCGATCGCATTCGCGGTCAGTATGCCTTGCCGTCTAATCCTGATGGTATCGTGCTCCGCGCCGGTCGTGTGGCTCGTAACTTGAATTATCTCCGTCTGCTTGGCGGTATGACGCTCTCAGCCTTCCCAGATATGGCAGGTATCATTTTCAAACATGGCCTGACTTCTACGTTCCGCGATGGATTTGCACCGCTCGTTTCAAATATGAAGGCCGTGAAAATGGCCGGGCAAGAGGTGAAAGCTGCAGGTACAGCACTTGATATGGTGCTCGACAGTCGTGCTATGTCTATGGCAGAGATAGGTGATGATTTTGGGCGCGGAAGCAAGTTTGAACGCGCCGTCAAGTCTGCCGGAACACGATTTGGTGTGGTGTCTCTTATGGCCCCATGGAATGCTGCAATGAAGCAATTCAGCGGCATGATCGTCATGACCAATATGCTGCGTTCTGCCGAGGCGGTTGCCAAAGGTACGGCCACAGCGAAAGAAATCCGGAAGCTTGGCGCGGCAGGGATCAATACCGATCTGGCCGAGCGCATTCATAAGCAGTTTCAGAAATATGGTGAAACTCAAGATGGTGTATTTCTTGCCAAGGCCGCAGATTGGGATGACCGGTTAGCGCGTGAGGCCTTCCGTACTGCTGTGGTGCGCGATGTTGATCGCATCATTGTAACACCGGGGCAGGATAAACCGCTCTGGATGAGCTCGGAACTCGGCAAAACAATCGGCCAGTTTAAGAGCTTTAATGTCTCGGCTATGCAGAAGATCACTCTTTCAGCGATTCAGCAGCGTGATGCTGATGCGCTGGCTGGTGTGGTTGTAGCTCTGTCGCTTGGTGCGATGACCTATATGGCTAAACAGTTATCTGCCGGAAAGGATCTATCTGACAATCCGGCGGTCTGGGCAACCAATGCTTTTGACTGGTCTGGTCTTGCTGGTTGGATGATGGACGTGAACAACGTAGCGGAAAAGGCCAGCCGTGGCCGCGTGGGTTTGTCAGGAGTAACCGGCGAGCAGATGAGCCGCTACCAATCGCGTAATGTGGTTGGCGCATTTCTCGGCCCAACACCGGATGCAATCTCAGACATATTCCAAGTATCAGGGTCCATTTTTGCGGGCGATACATCAAAGTCAGATTTGCATAAGGTCAGAGGCCTAATGCCGTTTCAAAACCTATTTTATATCAGAGGTCTGTTAAATCAGGTTGAGGATGCAACGGGCGATATCATTGGGCTTGAGGATTCGGTTAAGCGCTAGTAGCGGAATGGGCGTGTTATAATCCTGAAAAACAGAACAATAATCCCTGACGATATAAGTCCGATAAAAAATCTAAAAGACATCTCAGGTAAAGAGCTTTGTGTAGGTTTTATCATTTCAAGCG